GAGACGCCGCAGATCGACTTTCTCACCGTGGCGATCGCCTGCCGGCCCGACGTGACGCCGTGGCTCAAGTCGAACGGCCAGTTGGTGTGCAGCGTGTTCTGGAGCGGCCTGTGGCCGGACAACCTGGCCGCGCTGGGCATCGACACCGTACGCCGCGCGCTGATGATGGTCGCCCTGGGTGAACCGCAGCCGCAGGTGCCGATCCCCAACCCGGACCCGGAACCCGCCCCGCAGACGCAGGACGCGATCCCCGGCATCGCCGAGGCGTCGCACTCGATCCGCACCGCAATCACCACCGCCACCGAACTGACCGCGCCGCTGGCTGACGTGCTCTAGGGCGAAGCGCCGCGCGCCCAGGCTACCCGTTCGGCCAACGGCGCCGGCAAATCGTCGCCGCAGCGGCGGCGGTACGCGGCGATCCGCAGGTATTCCTCCCGCAGCATGTCTTCGGTGACTTCATCGTTCGGCACGGCGCAGACGAACTCCTGCCCATTGAAGTAGTACCGCCAATACTGTCGGTGCATGAAGATGCCCCGGTGACACTTGTAGCAAAGGATGCCCACCCCGCTCAGGTCCCAGTTCGGATGCCCGCAGGCGTCGCAGCAGCCGCCCGGACCGAACAGGGAATTCATCTTGCTGAGATCGCGACCGGCCATGGCCGCAGGGTAGCGCCGCGCCGTCTCACATCCCGCTGCGGCGCCCGGGCCTTGCCGCGCCACACCCGCGGCGCGGACGCTGCCGGCATGACGGCGAGCAACTTCAGCACGTGCCTGGCGCTGACCCTGGTCTATGAGGGTGGTTTTTCGGCCCACCCCAAAGACCCCGGCGGCGCGACCATGTGCGGCGTCACGCAGCGCGTGTACGACGAAGACCGCGATGCCCGGCGCCTGCCGCGCCAACCGGTGCGGCTGAGCACCGAGGCGGAGCGCGCGGCGATCTACCGCCGCCGCTATTGGGGGTTGGCCAGTTGCGACTGGCTGCTCGCCGGCGTGGACTATGCGGTGTTCGACTTCGCGGTGAACAGCGGCGTCGGCCGCTCGGTGAGTATGCTGCAGCAGATAGTGGGCGCCGTCGTCGACGGCGCGATGGGGCCGGCCACGCTGGCCCGCGTGCGCAGCTATTGCGCCAACCACCACGCCACCGCGCTGATCGACGCGCTGTGCCTGGAACGTGACCGCTTCCTGCGCTCGCTGTCGCTATACACCACGTTCGGCGCCGGCTGGACGCGCCGCGTGATGGGCGCGCAGCCCGGTGCGCAGCCCGGCGACACCGGCGTGATCGACCGCGCCTGGGCCATGGCCATGCAGCGCGCCGTGGCGGCGCCGGCCGCGCCGGTGGCCACGCCGAAAACCTACCTCGCAAAGGCCGCCTGACATGACCGAACCCGTGACTGGCGCCATCGGCATCAAGCTCGGCACCCTCGTGGCGGGCTTCGCCGGCGGCGTGGTGAGCCTGGCTTTCATCCAGGGGCTGACCCGTTGGCAAGCGGTGATGTCGGTGGTGGTGGGCGCGCTGAGCGCGGCCTACCTGACCCCGGTGGCGGTGGCCAAGCTGGATATTTCGCCGGAGTTGCAGAACGGCGCGGCATTCATCGTGGGCCTGTGCGCGATGAACATCATTCCGCTGATCAAGCTGGGCGCAGGCAAGCTGGTTGAACGGTTCTTCGGTAGTGCTCCACCCACACAGGGGGATGGAGGTCAACGGTGAACATCATCAGTGTGCTGGACGTGGCGTTGCTCGCGACGGTCCTGTTGTGCGCGTGCGATGCGTTGCGGCAGATCCGCCCGCGGCGGCAACCCTGGCGCGCGCTGGCGTTTGCGCTGGCGGCGATCGGCGCGCTGGGCTGCATCGACGCGCTGATTCGCGGTGAACGCGTGGCGTGGTTCACGCTGGCGTTGCACGCCGGCTTCGCCATCTACTCGGTGGCGCGGCTGCAGGCGCGCAACGCGGCGCTGGGCCAGCACGCCCGCCGCTACCCCATGAGGCGCCGCACATGGCCGTGATTCGTCCCTACCTCGCGCTGGGCCTGACCTTGCTGCTGCTGACCGGCACCTGGTACTACGGCCACACGCGCTACGCCGCCGGCGAGCTGGATGGCAACACGCGCGTGGCGCAGCTCACCGCGCAGCATGCGCAGCAGTTGCAGTACCTGGCCGAGCTGTCGACGCGGGCCAGCGAAGCGGCGCGCGCGGCCGAGCAGAAACAGGCGCAAGGTTTCGCCGCCATCGCCGCACACTATGAACTGGACAAGGCCCATGCCCAATCGCAAGCTGACCGCGTTATCGCTGACCTGCGCGCTGGCACTCTACGGCTGCGCCGAACGTGGCAATGTTCGCCCGCCGCTGGTGTGCCCGAAACCGCAGCCGGCGCCGGCAAGCCTGATGGTGACGCCACATTACGAGCAGAGTCTGCGGCTGCAATTGTTCGAATCGGAGCCGAGTGCGACGCGCAAGTGAGCGGGCTGCAGGCGGCGTTGCGGGCAAGGCCGTAGATCTACTCGCTGTGCGCCGCCACCAAGCACACGCAGCCAGGGTGCGAATCGATCACCGGCAACGGCCCTGAACCGATGACATAGGGCCCGCCGGCCGCATAGGCGCCGCACCGGATGCAATCGTCCGCCCCGCTGATCCAGTCATAGCGCTGCCATCCTGTATCGGCAAATTCCTGCAGATGCTTGCGCGTACAGGCGATGGACAGCTCGTCGCCGTACCAACTCCGCCAGTCGAAATAGAGATGCGGGAAAGTCTTTGCCAGGCGACGCGCCACGTCCACGGGCTTGTCGTTTGGGCTTGGCTCGGCGCCGACGATGTCCATGATCTGCTTCTGCAGCGGACGCAGCCGCGGATCCGCGCAGGAAAGGTAGCCACGCCCCACCATGAGTTCGCGGGTGGCCCGGGCCGAACGATGCCGGGTTTCCTCGAAGCCGCCATGCATGAGTTGCGCCTCGTCCTGCAGCAGCGCAAGCACCCGCTGCGACACGCGGCACACCAGCTCGTCGCCGTCCACCCCGTCCGGCAATTCGATCTCGGTTTTCAGGGTGTGCCTTGGCATGGTGGTCTACAACGGCATGCTTATTTCCATGTCGGCTCCAGCGCGACGAACGCCGACCGTCACCACATCGCCCGGCCCAACCGTAGCAATGAAGTTGTTCCAATCTTCACCGTTTCGGATGCGCTTTCCGTTGAAGAATTTCACCAGGTCGCCGGCCTGAAGTCCCGCCATCGCTGCGCGACCTCCCGGGGTCACGGCCATGATCTTCACGCCGACAGATTCCGCCATGATGGTCGCCGGCCGGTCGTGATCGTCCACGGCCTGCGTCTGCGCGCCTATTTTCAGTGGCGCGAACATGGCGCCGGCTTGTTTTATGGCCGTTCCGAACGCGATCACCTGATCTTTGCTCGCTGGCTGGCAGCCGAAGATATTGCCGCAGCCCACCCGGATGGTCAGCGCGAAAACCCCGGCAGGCCCCGCCACCTTGCTGACCGTGCAGGCGGTCATGGGTGAGTATTCTGGCGAGTTGTACGTTTGAATCAGCGAATCGGTGACGGTCTGGATCTTCATTCCGCAGTTGTTGGTAACCCAGGCAGACGCCGCCGCCCACTCGGCATCGCACTGCTTCTTCGTCTCGCACATGGGTATGGACGCATCCATGTCCTTCTGGTTCTGCTCGCGTTGCGCCTGGCTCACGCAGCCACTCAGGGCCACCGCGACGAGCACGCCAAAAATAATATTCCTCATTTTGAATCCCCTGTTTGGCTACCGTTCCACGTAGAAACTTTGCATCACGGCTTCATCAACTCCAACCATGCCGCCTGTCGCTTTGCTTCCAATGCACGATAGCGCAACAGCATCGCGAATTCTTTAGAGTCCCGCGCCTTGGCCAGATCCTCGGCATCTGTCCTGTACTCCGGTGCACGTGTATCGGTGACGGCCATGGCGCCACGGGCGATAGCTGCAGCGTCTCGATCGCCACATATCAGGTCATCCAACGATCGCTGCAGTGCTGCGCGCAGGGGTGGCCATGCCTGAAAGTTCGGATATTGCCTCCCGTTCTCCCAGTCGGACACCGATTGCTTGGAGACGCCGCAGGCGAATCCAAGCTGCTCCTGCGTAAGCCCCACGGCGATCCGCGCTCTTCGGACGCGATCACCGAACTTACCCATGCAATGTTCCTCACCCCCCCCGGCGGGCGCAGTGTAGGGGTATGCCTGACAAACTTCGTCCGGCATGTGTTGACAAGTGGAAACCGGCTATTCCATACTCGGTCCATGGACACCAAGTCAGCCAATTCCATACGCACCGCCCGGAAGGCCAAGGGCCTCACTCAGCAACAGCTCGCCGAACGCGTCGGTGCGTCCAAGCAATCGGTATGCGATTGGGAGAGCGGGCGGTGCGACCCCGAGCCGCGTACGGCCATCGCCCTCACCAAGATCCTGCGCGGCCTTAAGTTCGAACACATCTACCCCGCGCGCAACGACGAGCAGGGCAGGGCCGCCGCATGAACCTGATCGGCTACGTGCGCGTATCCACCGAGGAGCAGGCCCGCGAGGGCGTGAGCCTGGGCCAGCAGATCGAGCGGCTGAAGGCGTACTGCGCGCTGCACGACCACCAGCTGACAGGCACTTTCAGCGACGAAGGCGTGAGCGCCAGCGTGCCGGTGGGCAAGCGCCCGGGCGGGCGCCAGATGCTCGACCGCCTGCAGGCCAAGGACGTGCAGGGCGTGGTGGTGGTGCGGCTGGACCGCCTGTTCCGCGACGCGCTGGACGGCCTTACGTTCTTTCGCCATGCCGATCGCACCGGCGCCACCGTGCACAGCATCAGCGAGCTGATCGACAGCAGCACGCCCGCGGGCAAGCTCAGCCTGACCATTCAACTGGCCGCCGCGCAGTACGAACGCGACCTGGCCGTGCAGCGCGCCACCGAATGCAGCGTGAGCATGCGCGAGTCGGGCCGGGTGTACGGCACCGTGCCCTACGGCTGCATCGCGGTGGGCGAGGGCGACGACCGCCGCCTGATGCGCCAGCCGTTCACGTGGCGGCAGCGCGTCGACATCGTGCACGCGCTCGCCCACGGCGACTCGCTGCGCACGGTGCGCGCCTACCTGCTGGAGCGTGCCATCCCCAGCCCCACCGGCAAGCGCCAGTGGAGCCTCAACACCCTGCGCGAATTGCGTACCCATCACGAGTCCCTTGCATCCCTCCCCATGGCTGACGTGCCCCACGTTGCCACGATGCGGGGTGCTGCGCCTGACCCGGAGGTTTCAGCCCATGTCTGAGTTGCAGATGGAGGCCGACGGCATGCCGGCCATGACCACCGAGGCCCGCGCGGCTTTTGCGCGGCTGACCCACGCCACCGCGCACGAAGCGATGACGCTGCGCACGCTGAACGCGCGCATCCGCAGCCGCGGGCTGACCACGGTGGAGCAGGTGCACGCGCTGGTGGCGGAAATGCTGGCCGAACGCGCCCACCGCATCGGCATGGACCCGGACCTGGTAAGCGATGCCCACGAGGCCGCCACCGTCGACCGCCTGCTGGACATGGCCGTGCTGGGCCAGCAGGTGCGCCATGCGTGAGAACCGCAGCCAACTGATCGCCGAACACGTGATGCTGGCGCTGGCCCGCAGC